AGGTCGCGTGACTATGCCTCAGGTCATGAAGGCGAATAGGCGGAACCCCGGATTTCTTGATCGCCTTCCGGAATTTACTGTCAATAGTAGTGGGGCTGAGAGCGGATTCTCCACCGAACAGATAATCGCCCGGTTCTTTTAACAGAGGCTTTAACTCCTCGTTGAGCACGGAATCAATTTGCACAATTCGTCGCTGCTTGGTCTTTGTAGGTTTCCGGCCCTCCTTCATGCTGCGCTGACTTGCACGGATGTTCAACCAGCCGTCTGTGAAATCTTCTTTCTGAAGGGCAATCGCCTCACCGCGTCTCATGCCGGTCCAAAACAAAGTATCAAAGTACAATGCATATAGAGGGTTGTCTACGGCCGCCCTGAAGGCGGAATATTCCTCCGGGGACCATACTTTCATCTCGGCCATAACCTCTTCATTTGAGCGTTTGAATGACCTTAGAACGGTAGCGGGATTCTTAATCCCGTAGGTCTCCGCCGCAAACCTGAACACGGACTTAACGTATGTGATTGTCATGTTCTTTGTTTTGGTTGAGTAATCCATCTGAGCAAGCTCAACGCGCCATCCGGTCAATTGCGTCCGGGTAATCTTCTCAATAGGCTCATCAAGATAATCTTTGAATCGGATCTCAAAGTGTTCCTTGTAATGCCGTTTCATTTCATCGGATGCTTGCCCGGCGTCTTCCCAAAAATGCCAAATAGACCGGAAGGAATCGGCGGTGGTTGCGGATGATGCATCAATCATCATCTGTCGCTCTTCCGCCTGAGCGTTCCGCTTTCCCTGAATGCCGCGTTTCTTTTTTGTTTTCCAATTTCCGGTAACAGGGTCCTTTACCTTGATCTGAACAAAATAAATCTGTTTCTTTTCATCGGTACATTTAATCATGATGCCTCCATTCTTTTTCTTGTATCCAGCTCGGATGTGTTAGAATGTAGGCGAACTTAAAAGTGACCGTCCAATCGCTATATAGTTCGCCCTGATCTCCGCGGTTGCCGCCGCTGGGATCTTTTTTTAACTTAATTAGGTTTTACTTAGAACCGGGGTTGGCGTTCTAAGTAAAGAAAATAAGCAAAAATTTAACTTAGAAGCACACCATTGGTGCAATAATTGCAATTTTTTTGCACTAACAGTTTAGATTGTGATGATATTTCACTCTTCAGGTAACTTGCAACAAACTTGCAATCATCTTGCAACCATCTTGCAACCAATGATTATCGCTTGGATACCTGAGCAACCAACAGGCCAATAACCCGGAAACACTGGCTCTCCGGCTCGATCGGGATAGGCTGGTACTTATCGTTGGCGGGCATCAGGTATATTGAGCCACCACTCTGGGAAAACTTTTTGCATGTAGCAACATTCTCGTCAATACAGAAGCAGCCGATCTGACCGTTCTCAATAGAAGAGGATTTTTTAAATATAAGGATATCCCCATCATTGATTCCGGCGCCTATCATAGAATCGCCTTTTGCATATTGCGCGAAATAATCGGCGTGTTTGCTCGGTAACATGGCAAGCGGAACTGAAACCATATCAATAATCTGATCCTCCACAAACAGCCCAGTACCACAGGAAATGCAATCATACACAGGTAATGTGCGTATTGATTCGGGAGCGGGGAGCGGGACCTTAACAGTATCGTCAATAAGATCAGAAGGGCGAACCATAAGAATTTCAGCCAAGATTTTTAACTGACCGCTCGGGATTTTCCCGGTATCGCCGTTTTCCCAACGATAAACAGTTGATGGGTTCACACCGCATTTTTCTGCCAATTGTTCGGCGGTTAGACCGAATTCCTTTCTTTTCCTTTTAATGTATTCTCCTAGTTCCATCTTTTTGCTCCTTGTGTAATCTTATTATATTGCTAGCATGCAAATATGCAATGCTGGCATTCAAAAAATATTTGGAATTTTGCAAAAACGCATTGACAAGACAGATCCATGTGCTATAGTGAACATGTACTTGCAAAAACGCAAGTATAGAAAGGAGCGGGAATGAAGACAGCGGTATTAAAAGGTAGAATGGTTGAGAACAATCTCCGCGATCAAGACATGGCCAATATCCTTGGGATAGACGTGTCTACTTTTTATCGCAAAAAAACAGGCGTTAGTGACTTTACACGGGAAGAAATCAAACGAATTAAAGAGGTTTTACATCTTTCCGCAGAAGAAGTTGACGCCATTTTTTTTGGAGATTAACTCGCAAAAACGCAAGTATTCATGGACGGTCATTTAAAGAAAGGAGATTAGGGCGAATGACAGAAGCGTTTGATTTTAGCAAATTTACAAAAGTTGTTCTTAAAGAACCGATGGATGAGCGTATCGAATACGGAACGTTCAATTCCGTAAGTGAGGCGAAAGAGAGATTCTTCATTAGCGAAAAGAATGACACATTCATTGCAGATGGTAACACGTTATTTATTTACCTCATTGATTAAGAAATAAGGGCGGACATATGGCAAAGATTAAAGCATTGGTGAAGGATCCGGGGAAGGCACCGGAAATCGTAGAGGTCGATAACTCACTGAAGGGGCTTCAGGAGCTTATCGGCGGATACATCGAAGTGGTCACAAAGATTCCGGGACAGCTGGTAATGCTGGTTGATGAAGAGGGAAAGATGAAGAGCCTTCCGGTAAACTTCATGGACTCCCAGCTTGATGACTTCATTGTTGGACGGGCGGTGTTCCTTGGCGAGGCCGGGGAAGAATTCACAGACGTTCCGGAAGATATTGCACAAAACATGATCGAAACAATGCCGGTTTATAACCCGTGGTGATGACACATGACGCGGGAAGAATTGCTTCAAAAGATTTACCTCACAAAGGCGGATATCCAAACGTTGTTTGGAGTGAGCCGGTTGGCGGCGGATAAAATCTTCCGTTATGCCATGGCAGTTGATGATGAGGAGCTACAGTTCAAACCTTGGCCAAACAGAGTCAGACAGAAAAGTGTCCTGAAGGTTCAGGGCATCAGCTTCAAAGAGTTGGAAAGACAAATAAAAAGTGCTCCCAGTCTTGGCGGACAGAGCACCATAGCCGATTAGAAAGGACGGCTTTAACACATGAAGAATAACACATTTACACGGTTTCTTGCAAACCACATCGATTACTCGGTTCCGGATTTCTTTGAGTTTTGGGGCGCGTGCTATTGGGCCGCGCTTGCCGGAGTGATGCTGGCAGTTGTCCTGTACTTGGGGGTGTACTACTTATGAGCATACGCAAGACCGGTGGGCAGACACCTACACAGCTGGACGCTAAGAGAATGGCGTCCGAGATCCTGAAACAGCTGAAGGCTGAGAAGGCAACAGTTGAATTTGTAAGAAAGCTCAGAACAGAGCTTAGAAAACAGGCCGAAACGGCCCGTATCTGAGGAGAAGAAAATGATGAACATTACATGGTTTAACAAGGAACAAGGCGCGCGCCCGGTAAATCCGGCGGATATCACAATCAGAAAATCGCCCAAGACAGGGGTATATAGCATTCTTATCCGAAATGGCAATGCGGAGCTCATGACCGAAACCGGGTATATCCGATTGGGTGTATCCGAAGAGGATCGGAACATTCTCGTGTTCATGGCCGCATCGAAGAAAGACGGCTGGAAGCTGGCACGGTATAACAATCACCCTGATATCAAAATCGCACAGTTTTATACCGGTAAGGTCCTTGACCTATTAGCGCGATTTGAGGGCGATTACATGCTCGATATCACAGATGACAATCTGTTTTACATCAATAGAAAGGAAATGCTGTAAATGATGACGATTAGAACCACAGAGGACCTGAGGCTTGCGTATAGCATCGCATGGTTCGCAAAGGGTATGAACCGGAAGGTTTATAACGGCGTGATGAAGGATATCCGCAAATTCAATAACAAGCCGGACCCGGCAATCAAGAGAACATATTTCGCGAATGAGTGGGACACATGCATCGAAAAGATCGTATTCCCGGAAGGAACCACACAGGAAGAGGCGGACAAGTACTTCATGAACGAGTGCTATTCCGATCGTCCTAACAGCATGTATGACTGCACTGGGAAGATATTCACAGACTGGGTGAGCAAATTCATTCAGGGCGGAAGAATCATCATTTATCAGCGGATTTCAATGGACGTTTAAGGGAGGAAACATACATGGTTGGATTACTGATTATCATGGCAATTACATTGCTGATTTGCATCGTATTCATGGCTTCACTGCTTGCCCTGAGCATCAAACAGGATAAGGCATTTGAGGCTTACAGAGCCATTACAGATGACCGATTTCAGAGGTGTGATGAGGTGGATCGCAATGTACTGGAAACGTTGGATGCCTACCCGAATTTATTCAAAGAATTGCTTGCGGAGGCGGATGAGATTTACAGCTCTAGTAAAGAAATTCTTGCCATTGCCAATGAGAAGGCAGAGCACTCTCGCAAGACAATCCAAGCTACACGACTGTTACAGTCACAGCTGGCAGAACGGAAAGAGGCGTTCCGGTTTGTTGAGGCGGAAGAGGATCCGGAAGACCCAAGATCATGACAGACGAAATGGCAGAAATGAATTACGCGAAAAGGGATCCACAGTTCTTTGATGAGGAGGCCGCTCAGGAGGCGGACCTCCTCAAGGCGTGGAACGAGTTGAAAGAAAAACTGGATGAGGCTGACAGCCTTATTTACAGAATCGTTGAGATGGATAGAACAGAGGACGCTATCGTGACAAGCACATTGATAAGCGGAGCATTAGCAAGAGCGGAAAGGAATGCTGAATGATGGAACTTGAAGGAATGGATTTAAAAACAGAGCTGGAAATGAATGCGAAACTCCAGCGGAAGAAGAACAACCTGAGAAAGGCGCTGGCAAAGAAGGGAATGCTGAAGCGTGAGGGCGACAACAAATATGACCAATACAAGTATTTCTCGGAGGCGCAGTACAAGTTGCTCTTTACAGAGCTCTTCAGTGAAGCCGGACTGGAACTGAAGTTTACTGAAAAGTGCTATGAGAAGTGTGAAGGCACAGAGAAGATGAGGAATGGCCGAAGAGTCAAGTTAATCTTCACTCTCATGGACATAGAGACCGGATACGGCGAGGAATCGACCATAACCGGGGAAGCATTCGATAAAGGCGATAAAGCCGGATATAAGGCTTATACAGGCGCATACAAATATTACCTCGCAAGCACATTCGGAGTTGCGACAGGCGATGATCCTGAGAAGCCGGATAAAGAAGAAGCCCAGCAGCAGAAACCTACACAGCCGGCTGCCCAGAAGCAGACAAAGGTTCAGGCATCCGGTGTAAAGGCAACACCAAATCAGATTGCAATTCTGAAGCGGGTATACACCGGCGAGAACATGACTAAGTTGCTCAAGAAATGCGGTGTTGAGAATGTTGAAGATATTCCCGCGGCAAAAGCATCCGATCTGATTACGAAACTGGAAGAGAAGCAGAACGGGAAGGAGACAAAATGAACGATCTGATTATCAAGGAAAAAGACCATTGGCTGATTGATCCACAGGCGGTATCCGTTATCGCTGAATATACAGTCGCAATTAAGACGGCTGAGGAAAAGCTCGGTGCATTGAAAGCACAGCTGGCGGAAGAGATGAAGGCAAAGAACATCATTGATCTTGAAGCAGATGATGGAGAGGTTGCCGTTTCCGTTAAGTACATTCTTCCGACAGACGTAGAGACGTTTGATAAAAAGCAGTTCCGGAAAGACCATCCGACTATGTATGACAGATACATCAGCATGAAGAAAAAAGCCGGTTATATCACCGTCAAGGTGAAGTGATGGATTATACGGTCAATATCAATGGCCATTGTCTTGAGTATATCGATGAGTCGCATCTGTACGTTGTGGACGGGATTATAGTCCCGTCCGTAACACAGATTCTCAAGTACAAGTTCGGTGGCATGTATGCAAAAGTTGATCCAGCAGTGCTACAGAAAGCGGCGGATCTCGGAACGGCTGTTCATGAAGCAATCGAAAAGTATTGCAAGACCGGCGAGGAATCAGAGTTGCCGGAGGTGCATAACTTCCAGTTCCTAATGAACCAGTATCACTTCCAGCCGGTGGACAACGAGGTGCCAGTAATCCTGTTTGGCAAGAATGGTGATCCATTAGCGGCCGGAAGGCTGGACCTTGTGCTCAGGGAGATGGCTTACTTGGGGCTTGGTGATATTAAGCGTACATCGGTCCTGAATAAGGAATATCTCGCATATCAGCTGAACATTTACCGCATTGCTTATCAGCAGTGCTATGACACATCAATCGATTTTCTCAGGGGTGTTCACCTGAGAGAGGACGTAAGGAAATACGTGGAAATCCCAATCAATGAAGAAATGGCTTGGGAGTTATTGGAGGAATATTTCAGTGAATAAGGTTGTATTGATCGGACGCGTTACCAAAGATATCGAGGTCCGGAAAACGAATAGTGGAAAGAGCTTTACCCGCTTCACTCTTGCGGTGAACAGACGCGGCAAGGACGCCGGGGCAAACTTCATTACATGTGTCGCATGGGAGAAAACCGCGGATCTTCTCGGAGCGTATGTGAAGAAAGGAAATCAGATCGGGATTTGCGGACGCATTGAGACCGGCAAATATGAAGACCGTGACGGCAAGACAGTTTTCACCACAGACGTGATGGTTGAAGAGATGGACTTCCTTGAATCGAAGGGATCCACGCCAGCTGCGAATGAACCTACAGACCAGCAGCCGGATATTCCGGAAATCAATCCTGATGATCTTCCTTGGTAATCATGATTGGAAAACCGGAGAAGTTAATTCAGTGGCTATTCAATCAGGACCGGGAAAAACAGTTTGAGATTAAGGAGCATAAGGAGAAGCGCTCATTGAATGCAAATGCTTATGCATGGGCATTGATCGGAAAGATCGCGGATGCAATGAGGCTGAGCAAGGATGAGTGCTATCTCCTGATGCTCAAGCGGTACGGTCAGAGTGAAATATATATCGTCTCATCAGAGATCCCGGAAAAACGCGTAGAAAGAGTTTTTGGGGAAGGCCATTATGAGGATATTGGGACAGAGATCCGTAACGGTATTGGATATACGCATTACAGGGTCTATACAGGCTCTTCTAAGTACGATACGCACGAGATGGCAGTTCTTATCGATGGAATAGTTTCTGAGGCTGAGGCGCTCGGAATTGAGACGTTACCGCCGGATGAGATCCAGCGTCTTACTGAGAGGTGGCAAGCGTGAGCAAGTCACTGATATCAAACAAAAAAGAATGCTGGGTGTGCAGGACAACGATAGACCTACACAAGCACCATGTATACCCGGGGACCGCTAACCGAAAGAAATCGGATCAGGATGGTTGCTGGGTATACCTGTGTGCAACACACCACAACATGAGCAATTACAGTGTTCATTTCAACAAAGATTTAGACAGGAGGTTAAAGGCTTATTGCCAAACCTTATGGGAGAACAAATATGGCGATAGGACGGCATTTATCCATAGGTTCGGCAAGAGTTATCTGAAAGATTAAGCATGGCTAGAAGTTACATTCCGCTCACCTATGAATTCGTAGAAGAATCAGAGGAATTGAGTGACGTTGAGTTCGGTCGGTTAATACGCCAAGGGTATAAGTACGCGACAACGGGAGAACCGATAGCGCTCAGTGGCAATGAACGTTTTTTTGCAAAAAGGCTCATGAATCAGATTGATCGATATCGTCAGAATTATGAGGAAGTTTGCGACAAGCGTAAAGAAGCGGGACGGTTAGGAGCTGAGGCAAGATGGCAAAAAATGGCAAATGCTAAAAGTGCTATGGCAAACGATAGCAAAAATGGCCAAACCGAAACCAAAACCGAAACCAAAACCAATATTAAGAAAGATACCCCTATATCCCCTAGAAAGATTGCGGATGATACGGTTGCCATTCAGGCCAAAGATGTCATCGATTACTTAAACGAAAAGACTGGTAGTAAATACCGGTATTCGGAATCGTCTTTACGGCATATCAGGGCACGGCTCAATGAGAAATACTCTGTGACTGATTGTAAGACCGTTATAGACAAGAAAGCGGCTGAATGGATGGGAGATGCCAAGATGCAACAATACCTCCGCCCTGAGACGTTATTCGGCTCCAAATTTGAGAATTATCTCAATGCGCCGGAAATCAAACCGAAGGGAGAGGTATTACCGGATTGGTATGATGCAAACCCAAAGCGTGGGGATCAAAAAAAAGCGACAGCGGAGGAGATTGAAGCTACAAGAGCGCTGCTGATGAGAGGAGAAGCAAAATGAATGAACAGTGGATAAACGATACGTGCATGATGTTCCAAAATGCATTCAAAGACATCAACATGACAACAGTCAGAAACATTCTGACGCTGGCGCTGATGGATTGCGAAATCACCAAGTACACCAAGGCAGTGACTGTATACGCCGGTGAACCAAACGAACAGATCATCAAAGCGTTTGTGGTGGCAAAGAAGGTTGCAGGTGCATCTGATAGGACGGCGAATTATTACCGGTTCATCATTGCGCAGTTTTTCGCCAAGGTTGGAAAGCAATTCGATGCAATCAATGCCAATGATATTCGAATCTACTTTGCGAAGCGCGAGCTGGAAGACGGCGTAAGCGCGGTAACACGGAACAACGAGCGGCGCGTATTATCTTCATTCTATGGATGGTTATTTGACGAGGAATTAATCGACCGGAACCCAATGCGCAAGGTTTCCAATATCAAAACCAAGAAAGTACAGAAAAAGGCATTCACGCCGATGGAATTGGAACAGTTACGTGCGCACTGTCGAAACGAAAAAGAGACAGCCATAATCGAAACGCTGATTAGTACCGGATGCCGTGTGTCGGAGTTGGCAGGTATTACACTGGATGACATTGACGGGGATGCGGTCATTGTTCACGGCAAGGGAGACAAGGACAGAACCGTATACCTAACTGCCAAGGCACAATATGCAATCACTGAGTATCTGGCATCAGATTGCTACAAGAAACGCAAGAACAAGAACACAGTGTTTCCGAATGTACACACCGTGCAGGATATTGTGAAACGCATTGGCGATGAATGCGGCATCAGTAAGTGCCATCCGCACAGATTCAGACGGACATGTGCAACCAATGCGCTGGAACATGGTATGCCTATTGAATACGTTTCCCGGATGCTTGGGCATGAATCATTGGAAACAACGCGCATTTATCTCGATTTAAACGACCGGGATATGCAAAACGCGCACAGGAAATATGTGAACTAAAGGAGAGAGAAAAATGTATGATATCAAGTTTCCGCAGGTGGTAAGTACGCCCTACATCACAAACTGTGTCGGTTGTCCATTCATGGAACTGACTGCTGACACAACAGTGGACACTGACCGCAGTACAAGACAGCACATGATGAAGTGCAAGCATCTTGAAATCTGTTTGCGGATCATCAGCATGTGCGAACACGAACAGGCTGAAGAGGAAGATGGAAATGAGTGGGAAGAATACAAGGCCAATTGATGCGGATGCGCTTTACATGGATCTTGTGAAGATGAATGACTTCGGAGAATTGACAGCCAAAAAAGCCATACGAGTAGTTAAAAATGCACCAACCATAGACGCAGAACCCGTGAAGCATGGGAAGTGGAACATGTATTACAGAATGCATTCTGGGGATACATTTGTCTGCAACAGGTGCGGATCTTGCTTTGTGGTTCTACAGGGCGGAGACAAGATGAACTCTTGCCCGAACTGTAGAGCAAGGATGGATGAAGAATGAAAGTTATTGGAACAGCAGAAGCAACAGCCGTTATTGCAGACTACTTCGATTTGATTTGCGACACTGACTATGCATTTGATGAGTCGGAAATTCTAAGGCGAATGAATGCTAATGCGATTGACGCGGAACCTGTGCGGCATGGGAAATGGGTATTTAACCCTAGTGATGCATTAGAAGCGATGTTCGCAAAACCAAAGTGTTCCGAGTGCGGATTTGAAAGTGCCGATGGTGGTGATTACTGTTCTAACTGCGGAGCGAGGATGGATGAAGAATGAAAGACATAGAAATTTCCAAAGGACGCATGAAAATCTTAGCAATGGACTTTCAGTACAGAAAGAAAAAAGGACTTGGCATTTACGATTATCACAGCAATGCTTATGTGAAAGTTGCAACGTTCAATAATGAGGAAAGCGCAGAATGTTTCATGGAGTATTTAGCTAACTTTGTGGGAGCAGAGAGGAAAGAAGAATGATTGATTCGTTTGAAGGGGAATATGCTTTCCTGTCAAATTACTACCCGTGTGAAGTGATATTCGATGGGATCAGGTATCAGAGCTCAGAAGCCGCATATCAGGCTCAGAAATGCGCGTATCCGTCTGTAAGGAAAGAGTTTGTCGGATTGACCGCTGATGAGGCAAAGAAAAAGGGCCGTGCGGTCAGAATACGTGAGGACTGGGAGGACATAAAGAATCACGTAATGGTGGACGTATTGCTGGAAAAGTTTAAACAGCACCCGGAGCTAGCAAAGCGGTTGGCGGATACCGGAAATGAAGAATTGATAGAAGGGAACACATGGGGAGATACGTATTGGGGCCGATGCAACGGTGTCGGAATGAATTTGCTTGGTCAGATGCTTCAAATTATCAGAGAAGCCGCCAAGCTTGGCTGGTTTGGGGAGGCGCAATGAATTATGACCCGGTGAAAGTGGCGTATATCGATGGGCGGTTGCGAGGGATGACCTACACGGCAGCAAGGGTGGCGGATCTTTACGATCAGTTACAGACAGTTCAGATTGAATTGAACACCGGGCTACCTAAAAGCCCGCGTATCAAAAGCAAAGATGAGGCTTTTTATAAGCAGTCCACCCCGGTGTATCACAACAGGTTTGCGGAGTTGGCAGACCGTGAGGCAATTCTTTACTACCAGTACAGGCGGTACGCGGATGAGTTAAACGAGTTGGGAGAGTTCTTATCATCGTTGAGCCCGGAAGAGGTCCATCTCCTGATATGGCGGTATGAGTATGGGAAAACATATGAATCACTTGGCCGGAAATATCACATGGACCCTAGTGCGATCAGGAAAAAACTCAATAAAATACTGGCGAAATTCTGAAACTTGCCAAAAATGGCTTGCAATAAATCAGTATAATGGGACCGGGACCAATATAGGCCCGCATAAATAATCCCATTCGTGAGGCGGTTGCAAGGCAGTGTGACCGCCTTTATTGTTGGGCAGAGCCCTGAGGCTTTTCGGTTACTGGATGTTTTCTCACTCAATCCTCCTTACTATTTTGATGCATGCATACCAGCTTCTCCTTTCACTTGGGGCTCTTTCTTTTTGGTAAACAATATGGAAGATGATGTGAAGGTAATTAAAACTCGGGAAGACCTGAAGAGATTATCCGATCAGGATAAGAGCCCATGTGGCAGATGCCTACAGAGAGATAAGTGCGAGGCGCAGTGTCAGACGTATAGAAAGTGGGCGAAGGAATACCGGCGGAGAAGATACTCATGAAAGCAAGACAGTTGAAAATTGAATATCTCAGTCTTGACCAGCTCACGCCTTACGAGGGAAACGTAAAACGGCACCCAAAGGAACAGATAGCGCAGATTGCGGAATCAATTAATGACTATGGGTTCAATGATCCGATTGCCATTGATGAGAACGGTCTGATTATCGAGGGCCACGGGCGCTATGAGGCGTGTAAAGAGTTGGGGATGGATAAAGTCCCGGTGATTCGTTTAAACGGCCTTACAGACGAGGAAAAGCGGGAATACATCATTGTCCATAACAAGATCACGATGAATTCCGGTTTTGACATGAAGAAGCTGAAGCTGGAATTAAGCAAGTTGCCAAAGTTCAAGTTTGATACTTACAGACTGGATTTCAAATTCATGCAAGACCATGACTACAAACGGAAAACTCAGGAGAGCGTTTGTAACATTCTTAATCTCGGATATGACATTTACCGGGGAGTTGGAAAGTATGACATTCCGGAAATAGCACCGGTTTATGAATTGCCTGAAGGTATCGATGAATGGATTGGTTTCAATTATGTTTTGTCGGATGAGAATCCGGAGAACAAAGGCGTGCATTTCTTTATTGATGATTACCAGTTTGAGCGTGTTTGGAACAGACCAACACAGTACCTTGAGAAGTTGCGGAAGTACAAATGTGTATTAAGCCCGGACTTCAGTCCTTATGGTGATATGCCGTTAGCAACACAGATATATAACCATTACAGGAAACACTGGGTGGCGAAATATTGGCAGAGCAACGGGATCATGGTTATTCCAACAATCAGGTCAAGCAGTGATGAGCGGTCGTTGGATTTCTACTTGGACGGGGAGCCAAAGAACAGCGTGGTTGCGTACAGTTCAATGTGGATATCCGACAAAAGCGAGGAATCACAGAAGATGTTCCGGAAGGAATGGGGCGGAATGATTGAAACCCTACATCCAAAAACGGTAATCGTTTATGGACAGGTCACGGAAATGATGAGAGCAAGCAACGTTGAAATAGTGCAGATAGAAAAATTTACGCAAAAGCGGTGGGGAGGCATATGAAGCAGAGACTTGGTGGAAGAGTAACATATGTTCCGAGAGGGCAACAGTCAACGAATCAGGCACAGCCTCCGCGCACAGTTGCCCCGGCAAATCCGCAGAGCCAGCAGAACCCAACAAATCAGCAAAACTATCATGATATGACGGTTCAGGAACAGAGCGCGATGCTGAATGCACAGAGACAGCTGAGAAATTTAGCCTCATACAATGCTATTCAGACGTATACAACGGACGATGCGTATGCAAACGGAACGCCACGGTCCACAGCACAGAATGTGAATTACAAGCTGGAAACAGGTCAAACGCTGACAGCAAAGGAAAGCGCGATGGTGAACGGCATTGAGAAAGTTGCTGTACCGGTTGGGGCAAACATCAACTTATATCGTGCGGATCACGACACAATCCTTAGGTCGCTGGGGCTGAATAACTGGTACAACATGAGCCAGTCACAGCTACAGAATGCAGTGGTTGGGGCTCAGGTATCGACAAGAGCATTGACATCGACATCTCATGACGTGTCAAAAAATCCTTTTTGGAATAACGGCGGACGCGAGGTCCTGATGAATATCAAAGCCGCGTCAACGACAAGAGGAACCATGGTTCAGAAATCACAGGCCGAAATCGTTTTACCGCGCGGAACAAATATGAGGATCACGGGTATTCGATACACCGGGCGGACGGTTCGACCAGCACAGTCCCCGCGTTCTTATCCTCAGGTTATGATTGATATTGAAACGTGGTAGAATACAGGCGAGGAATATAAATATGGCGAAGAAAGATGAAGTTACCGGCAAGACACCGCGACCGTTTACACAGCTTGACACGCATGATGTAAAAGCCTATCAGGTCATTGTACCGGCAAATAAAGAGACGAAAGAGAAAGGAAAGAAAAATGGCAAGTAAGAAAGAGCGCGATGACGCAATCGATAAGTCCTATATTACAAATCCGCCGAAGTTCAAAACGAGAGGCGAGGCAGACAATTATTTTGCAAAGAAGATGGCAAAAGAGCTTGCCAAGGACAAAGGAAAAGGACGCAAGTAAGCGTCTTTTTTAATTTGAGGAGGTACTATGAAAAAGGGAATGGGAGGGAAAGTCACTTACACTCCAAAGAAATCCCCGGTAGCGCCGGTAGTGCCGAATGCTCCAGCTGCTACCCCTCAGCCTACACCACAGCCGCAACAGGTAAACACGAAAGGTGGGGCTAACTTGGGAGCGGTGCTGAATAATTTTTTGCAGATGGATGACAATACCATGGCGAGTACCTTAAAGTCATGGGCAACAGACAGCATTGACAGCAATCAGCAAGATACGGGTGTTACCCGTTTTTTTAATGCAATCGGGTGGTCAGCGAGAACTCCGCAGGTGGTTGCTGATGAGGACGCATTGCAGAATTATCGAATTCAGAACAAACTCACATCGAATCAGTATATTTATCATTCTGATGCACCGACATCTCAGACTCCGGATGCAGGGGTGTTTGCATCTCAGTACATGGGAGCGGGGAGACAGTTTCATTCGTATGGCGTCTTAGGTGACGGCACATACTGGGAAACTGGGAACCCGCGCGGTAATTTCAGCGGTTATGGTGGATCAGCGATGGCAACACAGATCAAAGGGCTTTTCAATTCAAACGCAAAGCCGATATCGCGTACCGCACTCCATACGTTAAGACGGCAATTTGCGGCGAACAACCCGAACGCGTTCAAACAGATTCAGCAGTATGCGGCTAGAAGTAATTCGTATGGTGGAAGCAATTCGACCGATGGCATTATTGCGGCTATTCACGGCTACAACGTAATTACCGGCGGATCATATAACGTTGTATTAGACCGGTCCGCGACAACAGTTGTTCAGACGGCCCATCATGGATATTTCTTCTCAGGAAGCCGGAGCCGCGGAACTAAACCGCAGAACTGGAAATATCTGACTTAATGGGCGGTGAACTATGAAGCAGAGAATTGGCGGAAAAGTTTCATATACCCCAAAAAGCGGGAAGCAACCGAAATCGCCATATACGTCAGCTCAGGAAAACGCGTTAATTCAGATTGAAAACAAAACCTACACACTTAAAAGAGAACAGGCACACCTCGTGGATCAAAACGGGGTAATTTTGTTTAAAAAAGGCGGAGGAAAATCGTCCGTTACGTTTACGCGGGGCGAATTTAATCAGATGAAAGGTCGGGTGTTGACCCATAATCATCCGCTGGACGCCCACAGATCCATAGGAGGAACATTTTCCCCTGAGGATATTAACCTTGCGTTTTCAGGCAAGTTGAAGGGTCTCAGGGCGACAGCAGTTGAGGGAACGTATGATATAACATATGTAAACGATAGCAACACGAAATATAAGGCGGGTGCATTGGAATCGCATTATAGGAAAGAATCCAAGAGGCTTGAGCGTATCGCAAGACAGGCAATGCAGACAGCGAAGATATATTATTATCGCTCAAATATGACACAGGCTGATTACAATGCGTATCATGCGACAGCAAAAAGTGAGATGGATAAGGTCCTGAATGGACTACATACTTGGCTCACAAACAATGCGAGTGACTATGGCTATCAATACACATTCACGGCGAGGACGTAAAAAATGGCAAAAGGGAAAAAAGAGGATCAGAAAACCTATTTCACACTTGTGGATTGGGACAGCAAGGCAATCATCGGAAACGATGTAAAACCGCCAAAGAAATCCACCAACAGCAAGGGAAAAGGGCAGAAGAAGTAACCGGTTGAATAAGCGCTCAGAAATGGGCGCTTTTTTTATGCTTAAGGGGGAATTAAAGGATGAAGGGAATCCGAGGCGGACGGCAAAACGGAAGTTACAGAGGAAGCCATGAGGTTTCAAACATCCGTGACCAGTATTTCCTTGAAGGTTTAAAAGACGGGAATACGCTCAATGAGTTTATCCGGAACAACCTGAATAATCCGGTTTTCAAAGAGTTCGGGCGGAGCAAGGAAACAAACCAAAACGATATCAAAGTTATGTGGTTCGACCGTTCCATCCAAGAGCAAAAAGGAACGCTACACGAGACGAGTATTGAAGAGGCGGCGGAGACGATCCGGCAGAATATCTCAGATAACGTCTTAACGGGATGGTTCAGGGACGCAAACTCAGATTACAAACCATCATTAATTACACAGATGGCGCGTAATGCAGGGACGTATAATGCGGCGTTAAATGTTGCCTATTATAACTATGTTCAAGACAATCAGGTGACAGGGAAAACCAGTTTGCCGTTTGATACATGGTTAAGAACACCGATGACGCTATACCGCGGGGATAGAGGTCAGACAAAAGTCGGTAACGATATTTTCAATTCGTATTCCACAGACAGGAAGATTGCCGAGAAGTTCGGGAGCAATATCACGGAGATAAAGATCAGACCAATCGATACGTGGGGCAGTTACCAAACCACAGGGGAATATGAATATTTAGTTCCGGTTCAGAAATGGAAAGACAGGAACCGGATTATAGGCAAGTAACACAAGGAAAGGGGGACAAAAGATGTCAAAGAACCCAAATCATAAGGGTGATGAAAACCTTGTCCCCTTGAGCAAGAGAACAAAGGAAGAACAACGGGAGATAGCCCGTAAAGGCGGAAAGGCAAGCGGGAAGAAACGGCAATATAACCGGAGCATGAAGGAAGGGTTAAAAATCCTGATGAATATGGCTCCAAACAGGGACATTGCGGACACGTTTTCGGAACAGCTGGGAATTCCACCGGAAGAGATAAAAACGAACGCCATGCTGGCGAATGCGGCCTTAATGGGACGTCTTATTCAGGGAGATACCAAAGCCTATCAGATCGCGCACGATGCGTTATACGGCAAGGAAGAAACAGCGGAGCTCAAAATCAAAAAAGCCGAGCTGAAGATCAAACAGGAACAGCATGAGATGGACATGGCCGAATGGAAGGCCCGCCGAGAAGGAAACAAAGTAGAGTATCACGGTATTCCGGCGCTTGCCATTGCGCCACCGTTCCTGTCAGCATTGTTTGATATCACAGCGCACGAGCACACAGAATACGTGTTTGACGGCGGCCGAGGCAGTACCAAGAGTTCGTTTGTATCATTGGCGATGATTGATTTGCTGATGAACAACGAGGCAGTGAACGCTCTTGTGATGCGTAAGGTAAGCAACACCATAAACGGCTCAGTATATAACCAGTTGGTGTGGGCGATTGATTACTTAGGATTGACCAACGAGTTCAAGTGCACGAGAAACCCGGCAGAGATCCAGCGCAAAGCTACAAAGCAGACCATCTTTTTCAGGGGCGCGGACGATCCCGGAAAAGTGAAGTCTATCAAGCCGACACGCGGATACATTGGCATTGTTTGGTTTGAAGAGTTGGACCAGTTCAGCGGGGAAGAGGAAATCCGAAAGATTGAACAGTCAGCAATGCGTGGCGGTGATCTTGCGTGGATATTCAAGAGTTTTAACCCGCCGAAGAGCGCTATAAATTGGGCAAATAAGTACATAAAGATTCCGAAGGCAAATCGCTTAGTATTGCACACAGATTACCGGACAGTTCCGAGACAGTGGCTAGGAAAAGACTGGTTAGAAGAAGCCGAGTTCCTGAAGGAAATAAATCCGGACGCATACGAAAACGAATACTTAGGAATACCGAACGGAAACGGCGGAAACGTATTTGACAATGTGGAAATCAGAGAGATTCCGGATAATGAGTTGAACCAGTTTGACCGGATTTATAACGGCGTTGACTGGGGATGGTATCCGGATCCTTTTGACTTTGTGCGGTGTCATTACGACCCGGCACGATTGACGTTGTATGTGTTCGATGAGTTCCGGTGTAATAAGAAATCCAACAGGGAGACAGCCGAAGAGGTAAAGAACCGTATAAAGGACGGGGAGATAGTCATATGCGACAGCGCGGAAGAAAAGAGCGTTGCAGACTATCGTACATACGGCGTTCCGGCCCGTGGAGCCGAGAAAGGACCGGGGAGCGTGGATTATTCCATGAAGTGGCTTGCAAGCCTCAGGCGCATTGTTATTGACCCTGTACGGTGTCCTGATGCGGCCAAGGAATTTATTGACTATGAATACGAACGGGACAAGGAAGGAAACATTATATCCGGATATCCCGATAAGAATAATCACAGCATTGATGCGGTGAGATACGCGCTGAATTCAGTGTGGAAGCGCAGAGGTCAGTGAGTATGAGTTTAAAAACGATTATCCAATACCTGAAGGAGGTTATTAGAAGAATGTTTTCAAGAGACGATATGAAGCGAATAACCGCCGAAGAGGTGACGCTAAGTAATGAGATGGTACAGCGTATTGAGCTATGGGATAACATGCTGAAAGGCAGGGCGCCATGGCTCAGAGATGGACTTGGAAACGAATATAACTCAATGCAGTTGGAGAGCTCGATTTGCTCAGAGTTTGCGAACATCGCGCTGGTGGAAATGGACTGGAGCGTATCAGATGAACAGCTGGAAGAATTATGCAGACCGGCAATCGAATCGCTGAACGAAAACCTACAGCTTGGGCTGGCGTTGGGATCCATGGTCATTAAGCCCATTGGAAATACCGGTGACTATGAGTTTGTAACAGAGGAGAACATTATCCCGATTGAGTTTGACGGAGGTGGAAACCTTAAAGCGGTAGCATTTGTTGAGATCAGGCCGTATGGCGATAACGATGTATATTACCGCGTGGAAACGCACAGATTGACAGCGGAGGGGCTGAATATATCGAATCAGGCGTTCCGTGGCACAAAGGGCAATATTGGAAGCCGTGTCGGGCTTGACGTGTTTGAAGATTGGGCAAGATTGACACCGGACGTAACATACCCGGGCATGGACCGGATGGATTTTGGTTACTATAAAAACCCTATCCCGAACGTCATTGATAAATCCCCGAACGGTGTATCCATTTATGAAAAAGCCGTGGAGCATATCAAGATGGCGGATATTCAGAATTCCCGTCTTGACTGGGAGTTTGAATCAGCCGAGCGCATGGTATTTGCGGACTATACGACCGTAGAGAAAACCAAGCAGGGATGGCACACTCCGGTAAATAAAAAGCGCTTGATTGTTGGCGCGGATATCGATAAGACGGACGGAATGGATACATTCAATCCGCAGATTCGCGAAGTTAATTTCATAAACGGAATTAATGAATATCTCAGAATGATTGAGCGTGATTGCAGTTTGGCATATGGAGACCTGTCAAAGAATGAGACCATCGAAAAGACAGCGACCGAGATACTGGCAAGCCGGAAGCGGAAGTATTACCGAGTGACAGCAATTCAGAATAACTTACGGTCAGCATTGGAAGGGTTTGTTGATGCGATGGCATTTTATGCGGGCAAGTATACAACGGGCTATGAAGCGACATTCAATTTCCACGATTCCATTATGACGGATGAGGAAACCGAGCGTGCTCAGGACCGGATGGATATGTCAGCGGGTATTCTTTCACCTATTGAATATCGTATGAAGTGGTACGGCGAGGATGAGGAGACAGCGGCGCAGAAAATCGCGAATGCAGTGACCATATCAACAGCAATGGCGCAAGCGCCGATTGAATAATGTTTATCGATGATGAGAACACCGAAGCCGTTGCGGAGCGGATTGTAAGATTGTTACGAAACGTTGAGCTGGAAACGATGAAGGACATCATCCGGAGGATCAGGGGAGCCGCAGAGATCACAAGGACAGCCGATTACCAGTTGTGGAGATTGAACCAGTTATCAGCGTTCCGCGGGAACTATGAGAAGCTCATTAAAGAGGCGTTGGAGCTCACAGATGAAGCGTTACAGGATTTGTACGATACAGTCATTGCGAGCGGATACGCGCGGGATAAGGCCATATACGATGCGGCGAATGTGGAGTTCACACCGTTTGAAGAAAACAAGGAATTACAACAGCTCATAGAAGCCGTTAAACAGCAGACAGCGGACACGATGGACAACATAACGCAGACCACAGGGTTCATCGATGAAAAGGGCGTAGAAACGCCTTTAAACAGGTATTTCCTCGATACGTTGGACACGGCCCACCTAGAGATATCAACAGGAACCATGTCATATGACCAGTCAATAAAAAAGGCAGTCAATAGCATGGTCAGGAGCGGGATGCGGACCGACAACAACGGCGACCAGTGGGTGAATTATGCAAATCCCGGCAAGAAGAAATGGCACAACCGAATAGACGTTGCTACCCGGCGGGCAGTTATGACCGGAGTCGGTCAGGTGACAGGGAAGATCACGGATCAGAATGCGGAGAAACTGGAGACCGAGTGGTTTGAAGTTTCAGCACATGCGACTGCTAGACCTACACACATGGTTTGGCAGGGTCGGGTTTATTCCAAGGAACAGCTGGTGACGGTATGCGGATTGGGTACCGGACCGGGGTTACTGGGGTGGAATTGTTACCATCACTATGACGCGTTTTTACCGGGCATATCCGTGCGAAAGTATTCCGAGGAAGAACTAGCCAACATGAGGCGAAACGCCAAGAAAAAGACGCTTTATGACGGCAAGGAATACACGCTATACGAGGCAACACAGCAACAGCGGAGATATGAGACAGCGATGCGGGCTCAGAATCAAAGAATTGAGTTGCTGAAGGAGGCGGGAGCAAGCAGACAGGAGATTGCGGCGGAGAAGGCAAAGCGCACAGCGATGTATCAGAAATACCGCGATTTTTCCAAGGCGTTTGGATTGCCGGAGCAAATCAACAGAGTCTATTACAAAGATATTCCGCAGAAAATGCCGCGTCCCGTGGATCCGGGCAAGCCTGAAGCGTTTACGGATGTAACGGCCGAATATGTGACGGGATTGCCAGTTAAGCCGGGAAGAGTTACGGAAGATCCCGGATACTTACATGATGAGGTTCATGATAATGACCGGAGAACGGCGGAATGGTTTGCTGGAATAACCGGGAAAGACGTGCATTTACTGAAGGAATGGGAAGGAAACCAAGTACATACACCCGATTCGGAAATTGACGGGAAATACTGGGAGTTTAAAAACATATCGAGTAAATCATCCATTAACAATCAGATAACTAATGGGCTGACAAAGCAGATAGTAAAAAACCCCGGAGGACTTGTCTTAAATGCTGTTCCCAACAAGGATACAGGGGCTCGTTTGCCGGACGATAAAGTCATTCAGTATGTTAAGGACAAGTTGAAGTTTTATCAGAAACACACATCGTTAGATGTTGTTATCAGAGAAGGAAACAGATTGATTTCTATTATCAGAATGAACAAGAAAAAGGAGTAGCCACAAATCTCAAAGATTCGCACTTGCTCCTTCTTCACTTAGATAATAGCAGACTGAAATGTATTTTCCTAGGGGATTAAGCCGGAGAAATCCGGTTTTTTCATTGGTCAGATGATTAGACCTAAAACAGTCAATTCAAGGTGATGGCGACCACCTAAAAAGCCTATGGAGGTGTCTATGAAGACAGAAGAATTAACAGCAATCGGTTTAACAGAGGATCAGGCAAAAGAAGTATTCAGCCTTTATGGCAAAGAAGTAAATCCGTTAAAGGATCAGGTCCAGAGCCTTACGGACCAGCTGAATCAGACCAAGGATGCCCTGAAAGCATTCGATGGTGTCGATCCCGAAGCACTCAATTCCGAAATTCAGAAGCTGAATCAGCAGCTACAGGAAAACGATGCGCGCTGGGCGGCTCAGATGGCGGAACGTGATTTCAGTGATGCGTTGACCGATGCAATCAACAAATCCGGCGGGAGAAATGCCAAGGCGATTGCCGCGCTGATGAACCTTGACGAGCTCAGAGCTTCCAAGAATCAGCGGGAGGACATTGAAAAGGCCATTGAGGAGGTAAAGAAGGACAATGATTACCTTTTTGCTTCAAATGAACCAATCAACAATCCGGTGGCAAAGACCGGAGGCAAGAAACCGGATGACAGCGCCGCAAGACGAGCGGCGGCACGCAGAGCTATGGGCTTACCTGAGGAGGAAAAATAAACTATGCCTAATAACATTACTCTTTTTACAGAAGAGATTGCGCTTCTCGATGAAGTGTACAAGAGAGCTTCTCTCACAGCAGTTCTTGACGGCAACAGTGACCTTGCCGCCATGACACAGTATTCTCATGAATTCAAAATCCCGAAGCTGAACATGGACGGACTGGGTGATTACAGCCGGACAGATGGTTACGCTGAGGGTTCCGTTACCCTTGATTTTGAAACCAAGGCGCCGAACTATGACCGTGGCCGTGTATTCAAGGTAAATGACATGGACGATATGGAAACCGTCCGCCTTGCTTTCGGCCGTCTTTCCGGTGAATTCATCCGTACAAAAGCGGTTCCGGAACTCGATGCATTCCGTTTCGCGAAGTATGCAAGCTATGCACCGAATACCAACAAGGTTGCGGCGAATCTTGCGACTGGTGATGCATGGGTAAGTGCACTTTCCACAGCGACAACCGTCATGGATGATGAAGAGGTTCCGGTTGAAGGACGTCACCTTTTCCTTACCAGCACCGGTGCAACACTTGTCAATAACCTTGACACCACAAAGAGCCGTGCAATCCTTGACCGGTTTGCGGATTTCACCGTTGTTCCTCAGCCGCGTTTCTTCTCGGCAATCAAGATGCTGAGCGGTAAAGTATATACTCCGGAAGGAGCATCTGATCCGGTTGATGAAACAGCCGGTGGATACGAAAAGGCGACGGGCGCTAAGGACCTTAACTTCCTTATTGTCACCAACGGCGCTCAGATCCAGTACATGAAGAACGTTGTAAACAAGATCATTGACCCGATTACCAATCAGGATGATGACCAGTGGAAGTTCTTCTATCATCTGTATGGCATTACTGAGGCATACAACAACAAGAAGAACGGTATTTACGTTCATACCGCGGCCTAATTAACATGGCAACGATTGTTGGACTTGTCTTCCCGGAGGAGGCAAAAAAGCCTTCCGCCAAATCCGGGAAGGATACCGCCCACAAAGGCAAAAAGAAAGCCGAAAAGGGCGAGGAAGAGAAGTGATTAAAGGAGTACAGGATGGAAAAGTACGTTGACTTTGAATGGTATTCAGCCAATTTTCTTATGGGCAGATCGGCCGTAATACCTGAAGAGCTTTTCGATTATTACATTGTTCATGCAAGCGCGGAGGTGAAGAACCGGATCACGCTTGGAACGGACATGAGTAATCCCTCGGATGAGGTAAAGGCGGCAGTGTGTGACATTGCGGAAATCCTTTGTCGCGAGGACGGAAAAGACGCAACCGGAGAAACAGTAGTAATCCCTGAAGGAGTATCCAGCGAAAAGGTTGGAGAGTATTCCGTATCCTACACTGGGACCAGCGCAGCTGAGAAGGCCACCACGAGAAACCGGCAGATTAATTCAGCCATGGTGAAATGGCTTGGCCCGACCGGATTACTGTTCAGAGGTGTGTGAGATGTACACTAATACGTCCTGTACTCTTTATCTTTCTTCTCAGAATTACGAATCTATTACTATCCCGCATTGTTTCCTGACACACAGGAAAATATACGCTACTTCAAAACTTGGGCTGGAATATAACGAATCGGCATTTTGCATGATTAACGGATCATCCGAGCTGAGATTTACAGAGGGCAAAGATTTCCTTGTGGAAGGGGCAAGCGGCTTTGTTTTCGACAATTCTTCCGAAAAGGCTTATTCAGATAGTGTGAAAGCGTTAAAAGCATTGAGCGCTTATACGATCATGATTGCAGACTGGAAGGGTTACGGTAACAAACACATGAGGCATTGGGAGATATCATGCAAGTAGTTGCTCACATAAATATCAGTCCTAAGGACATATTGACTAACCACGGGCTTGAAGAGGGCGGGAAGGTACAAATGTTCATTGACAACGAATGTATCAGACTGATGGACGATTATACCCCTGATTTGAACGGAATGCTGAAGCGTTCCGTAAGAATCAATACCGTTATAGGGACCGGGCGATTGATTACAGCTACCCCATACGCAAGATATCAGTATTACGGAATGCTGATGGTTGACCCGATTACTGGGAAGGGATCATTTTATGACCCGAAGACCGGACGGCACTGGAGCAGACCGAATACCCCAAAAGTCATGGACCCGAACGGGCGTGAACTTAGCTACAACACAACGAAAAGTCCCCGTGCTGGATCTCATTGGTTTGAGCGGATGGTAGCGGACCATAAAGATGATATCGGAAGAGGGGCGGCGGTTGTTGCTGGAGGTAAGTACATCGGATGAACGTTATCGAAACAGTAAGACGCATTTTATCCGAATGCGAGATTATGGATGAATTTAATGGCATCCATGTCGATTACACGGAAGCCGTCACAGGCTTTGCCGGGTTGTTCCCGAATGGAGCAACAAAAACCGGAGAAGACCTGATTGGGAATCCTAAATACAGGATCACGTTTGCACTTTATACAGGCCTTAGTTCAGCGAATGACTATGACCGGCTTGCAAACAGTGACCTATTGCTGAGGCTGACATATTATCTGAATCAGCAGAAAAATATAGCAATTACCGAGACTGTAAACGGCAGAGAGTATCCGGGCGAGATTACCCGGCTTTTTTGTTCTAATGGACTGTTATTCGATTATCCGACAGGAGACGCGAATGATGGTGTCCGGTACCAGTTACAGATCGGCGCTGAATATGCCATTTATACGGAAGATTAGGAGGTAAAGCATGGCGTTTACTAATGAGGATTACGGTACCAAGATTGAGCGTAAGTATTGCGCTCATTACATTAACGTAAATCTTACAACCCCATTTTGGGAGAGAATTGGCAAGGACCTTGAGGAGCTCAATTTTGAGCTGAATGCGGACGTAGAGGATAAAAAGAATATCCTTGGCGAGGTTGAGACCATCGTTTCCGCATATGCTCCGACAGCAAGCGTTACCCCGTACTATGCACGCGAAGGTACCAAGCTGTTTGAGTGGCTTCAGGACTGCCTTGATAAGCGCAAGGTTCTTGATGACCTGAAGGTTGAATACCTTGAAGTGCACGTATGGGATAAGATCGAAAGCACAGAAACCTACAAGGCGTTCAAGGAAACTGCGGTGATCGTGCCGACATCCCGTGGTGGTGATACAACCGGTTATCAGATCCCGTTTGAGATCCATCTTCAGAACGATGTGACTGAAGGTGCATTTGATCCGGCAACAAAGACGTTTACAGCGTAATGCATAATACTGATGGGCGGCTGGGAAACTAGCCGCCTTTTATCTTTACTCAATGACTGAAAGGAAAAGAAATGAGCGGAATTGTATTTAATGATGGCGTCAAAGAATTTGAAATCAACAATGATCCTAATCGCATCCTGAGGTTTAACCCGTCCGATGTTGGACTTGTGGACCGGTATTACGCATGCATCGAAAAGATGAAGGAAGAGCTGAAGAACGTTGATGATATCAAGATTGATGAGAACGGGGACCCGATTGACAGCCTTGAGGAATCGGCAAAGGTTATCCGTAAGGTGAATGAGGTGCTCCGGTCTAATTTTGACGCGGTGTTTTATGAAGGAGCGGCTGATATTGTTTTCGGCAAACAGAATCCGCTTGCGTTTGCTGGAGGACAGACGATTTACGAAAACTTCATGGAGGCGCTGAAGGATATTCTTGGGCCGGAGATTGAAAAAGAGCGGCAGAAATCAGAGAAGAATATCAACAAGTACAAAGAACAGTACAAGAAATACGTTGATAAGGTGGCGGGATGATCGGAGAGCTCCCAACCACATTGAAGATCAATAACCGTGAGATACCAATAAACACGGACTATCGTGTTGCCTTATGCATCTTTCAGGCATGTAACGACCGCGAGCTTTCCAAGCGGGACAAAGCTTATATCACGTTAGACGCATTGATTGGCATTGATAAACTTGCGGAGAGTGAGTATCAGGAGGCGGCAGAAAAGGCCAAATGGTTCTTAGACGGTGGGCGGGAATACAACGAGAATAAAACCAGCCCTAAAACAATGGACTGGGAGCAAGATGAGCAAATGATTTTTTCGGCAGTGAACAACGTTGCCCGTCAGGAAACAAGAGCGCTGCCATACCTACACTGGTGGACCTTTCTTGGATATTTCAACGAAATCAGGGAAGGTCTTTTTTCAAATATCCTCATGATCCGGCAAAAGAAAGCAAAGCATAAGAAACTGGAGCCGTGGGAACAGGATTATTACAAAGAAAACAAAGATCTGATTGATTTCCATACCAAATACACCGATGAGGAAAAAGAGGAAAAGGAACGTCTTAATCAGATATTTCAATAATGGAGGGAAGATATGGCTGATGGATCTATTGTTTTTGACACTAAGATAAACAATTCAGGGCTATCGGCTGGGCTGAAAGAGGCCAAAGCCGCCATTAAGGAAGTTGAAGCGGAAATACGCAAAGAGCGGAAATATGTTGATAGCTTATATTCGCAATTAGAAAAAACCCCGAATGATGCCGGTATACAGTCCACAATAGAAAAACATGAGGACTCATTACAGAGGCTCATGAATGAGTGGGATATGCTGGACGCGAAAATCAGCGAGGCTGGTTCCGGCGCGAATGCACCATTATCAGAAAGCGCGGTCGGCGCAACAGAGGGAAATGCTAGAAGTCTCTCCGGTACAATCGGTTCATTGACTGAGCGGATGAAGGAACTGGCAAAAACCAATGCGGACAAGTTTATGGCGCGGTTCAAAAACGAGTCTAAAACATCCGTGCCGACAGCAAACGGACTGGCAAAGGCAATCTTCTCTCTCGGCAACATGTTTAAGATGATGGCTACACGTATGGCCATCAGGGCGGTGCTCAAATCAGTAACAACCGGATTCAAGAACCTCATTCAATACTCCAGTGAAGTAAACAAAGCCATGTCCGGAATATCCGCAAGTGGTACGGCGTTCTCAAACGCGCTTCTCTCAGCATTTTCGCCTATTATTACGGCGGTTGCGCCGATGCTGGCACGTTTAATCGATTATTGCACGGCGGCCGCAAATGCTATTGGACGGCTGTTTGCGATGATTGGTGGCAAGACAACCTATACAAAAGCGGTGAAGGCGAATAAGAATCTTGCGGCAAGTTATGCTGGCGTTGGTTCAGCGGCTGAAAAGGCGAAAGGTCAGGCGGCAAGCTTCGATGAATTCCACCTTGTGGGACAGGACAAGTCCTCCGGAGGCGGAGGTGGCGGAACTGATATCGGATCAATGTTCGACACTGAAGAGGTCGGCAAACCAACAGAATTGGCTAACAGGCTGAAAGCCATTATGGAAGATATTGTTGGCATTGCAAAAGCCCTAAAAAAAGCATGGATGGATGCATGGAACAGCGGTTACGGCGAAGTCATTATGTATAAAATCCGGGAGATCGGCTGGGACGTGCTGGACACGATCAAAGCAATCACCGGTGCTACACGGGAATGGGCGGAGAACCTTAACCTTGAACCGCTGATGAAAGGCATCATGGATGTATTGCTTAAACTTGAACCAGTAATCGATACAATTCTTGGAGCTGTTGAGTGGATTTGGATCAATATCTTACTCCCGCTTGCGTCATGGGTTGCCGAGAGTGCATTACCGGCGTTTCTTGAATTGATTGCTGGAGCACTTGCTGTATTACAGCCCGTTTTAGAGATTATCGGGTCAGCATTACAGTTCCTTTGGGACACATTCATTCAGCCGTTTGTCAGCGCTGTTGGAGACGCAATCGTAAAGACAATTGAAACCCTTGCTGATTGGCTCAAACAGTTAGCTAAATGGATCGATAAAAACAGAGAATTCTTGGAGAACGTTGCTATTGTGGTGGCGGTTGTGATAGGTGTATTCCAAGCCCTTTCAGCGATAACAACGATTGTCGGCGTTGCGATGACCGCATTTAGCGGTATTCTTGGCGCGGTTGGGGCGGTAATTGGCTTCGTGGCCGCAAATCCGATTACTTTGATTATTGGAGCAATTCTTGGATTAATTGCTGTCCTTATTAAAGCTTGTGGCGGATGGGACGGCTTCAAAGAAAAAGTCTCAGAGGTCATCGAAAAAGTGAAGGAGTGGATCTCCTCATTCATTAATAAAGCGAAAGAACAGTTCCAAACTATGTCCGACAATATTTCTGAAAAAATCGGAATTGTAAAGGGCGTCTTTAGTGGCTTTTTGAACTGGATAGGAACAACGTTCACGTCAGGTTGGAAGAGTGCTTGGAATGGAGTTAAAACAGCGTTTGGAAATATATTTAGCGGACTTGGAAACATTGCAAAATCCGCTCTAAATGCCGCTATCCGGGCGATAAATCGCATATCATTCACAATCCCCAGCTGGATCCCTGTATTTGGAGGAAACCATTTTGGCTTCAGCATCCCGTATCTTGCCTCAGGCGCGTATGTTCCGCCGAATGCCGGTGAGTTTATGGCCGTGCTTGGCGATAACAAGAAGGAAGGCGAATTTGTCGCTCCGGAATCCAAGCTGAAAGAAGCCATGGAAGAAGCCGGTGGCGGAATGAACGAGGAAATCCTCGCGGCACTGAACACCCTGATCGCGGTGGTGAAGGCGAAACCTACAGGGATCACCAAGAAAGAACTCGGATCGGCTGCGGTGGACTATATTAACGAGGAAACCGTGCGGACCAACAATTCGCCGATTTTAATATAGGGAGGATACGATGAACGTTTTAAGAATTGACGGCGTAACACTTCCTACCCCGGACAAGGATATGGGCTATGGAGAATTTGATCTTCAGAGCGAAGCATACCGGGATGAATTGGGATACACACACAAGACCACAGTGAGATGGGGCGTAAAAAAACTGTCTCCAACGTGGTCTTTTTTAACTAATGCGGAATTATCCGCAATCAGGTCGGCATTAAAAGGCAAAGAATACGTGACAGTAACGTATTACTCCGATACAGACGGTTTAAACGGCCAATTTACCGCTTATTCAGGAGATTTGGAGTATCAGGTGTCGCGTATTCTTTCGGCCAATAAAGCCATTTATAAAGGCGTGAAAATCAGCATTATCGAAGCATAGGGGGTATTGAATGCTTAATGTATCAGAAGCGGTAAAACAGAGATACCTTTCAGACGAATTCAACGGAGATTACAAACTGGTCATCGGTGAGACAACCTACACCGGAAGAAATGTTCAGCAGGGATCTATAGAAATTGTGGAATCTCTTTGCTCCGGCGATGACTTTGATTTGTCGGCGGTGGAGAAGGGTGAAATTCAGTTTACCCTTATCAACTTTGCCGAGAACATTAAAGACGTTCAGGGGAAAACACTCACGGCATATCAGACCGTTGCTGGTGAAGATGTACCGCTTGGCGTGTATACCGTTACAGACGCTCAATATTCAGGGGAATATCTTGTTGATGTAAAAGCACATGACAATCTTGTTCTTTTAGACCGAGACGTGACGGACTGGTGGAATAATACGGTGGTGTTTCCCATCACCCACAGGAACCTCCTGACCGCGCTTTGTGACTATTGTGGTATTCGGTACAACATCCCGGAATCTTATTGCAATTCGGCTTTGTCTATCGATAAGGCCTTTGACGGTGAAAGTGTAAAGGGGCTTGATCTTCTTGGATGGTTACAGGAGATTTCAGCCTCTTTCTATCGTTGCAACCGATACGGCGTGCTTACAACACGGACAATGCGATACAGCAACCTTGTACCGCGGATTGGTTTATATCCGCGCACGGGGCTTTATCCGTTCTCAGAGCAAACAGATTCAGACGTTGATGTCGCGCAGAAATATACCGTTTCTCATATTGTGGCGGATCTTGAGATTGCGGACTATACAACGAAACATATCGATAAACTGCAAATCTCATCTTCGGATAATGATATCGGGGTTATTGTCGGTGACGGCACTAATACATATCGAATAGTTGCGAACCCGCTTTTGTTTGGGGTGGACACTGCTACACTTGAAACTGTTGCTGAGGCAATTTTTAAGATTGTACGTGGTATTAATTACAGACCGTTCTCAGCAAAACTGAAAGGATTGCCGTACTTGGAAGTTGGAGACACGGTCCAGCTCACAACATTGAAGGGTATTAAGATCCTTGAACCAATCTTGAAACGGACGATGAGTGGCTCCGGACTGGCCTATGACACGTTTGAGTGTGTCGGGAAAGAAAAGCGGGAGACTGTATCGGCGGTAAACAAGACGTACAAGGTCCTGAACAGGCGCTTTCATGTGTTTGAAAATACCGTTGATGAATTATCCTCCACAGTCGGAAATGTTGAACAGCGCGTAACAACCAACGAAACCAATATCACTCAGAATGCGAAAGAGATTTCGCTGACGGCACAGAGAAGCGGAGTGTTCAACCTTCTCACGAACAGTGATTTCTCCAATCAGGCAAATCGCACTCAGTCATGGACTACAAGCAATCTCGCAACCGAGTATGTTTACGATGAGTTATTTATGGGGGAATCAACCGATATCCTCGGCATAGAGAACGGAAACTGTTTGAAGGTTGTGCCGATTGGTAGCGAAAGTTGCTCTATTTATCAGGAAATCAATTACACAGGAACAATTTCTGAACGCTTTGGGGGCGAGGTATCGTATCGAGTGATAAATGCTGATGGAGCAACAATTCAGCCGTTTCTCCAAGTCTACAGTGGCGATACATCGGTGCTTAACATCTCCGTTGGGGCAAGGTTCACGGCAGATGGCAAAATCCATAACATGAGGTGGTCGGTATCGGACGCTGATATGGATCGTTTAGATGGCGTGAATGTCACGAGAATCCAATACGGAGTATATGTTCTGAACGCCACAACCTCAGTCCAACTTGAAATCAATCACCTGTTGCTAACATTCAGCGAAAGTCTTCTTCCGTTCTATGCATGGACAAACTATGCAACCAAAGATTTAATTTCACAAATTAATTTAGCCCCTACAGGATTACGTATTAATGCGGATAAATTAACTGTTGATACGTCCTCTTTAGATTTGACCTTTGGTTCAGCAGCTTCAAATGTAACAATTAAAGCCACAGATGAAAATGATGGTGTGCTTTTTGATGGTAGTGGTAAAGTTCATTTTGAAACAAACGGAGAATTTCGTGCGAAAAACATGGACTCGTCAAACCATGAAGCGAACAGACTTCTTTTGGTAAATACTTCCGAAGAATCAAGCGCAGAAATCTACAATTATTGGAATAATGTTAGAGCGAACGATATTG